GATATGTTATCTGACGAAGAAAAGGACATCTATTCTAATCTGAATGATGATCCTTTTTTTATTTTGGAGGAAGAAATAAGAATCCTAAAAATTCGTCAATATAGAATGTTTAAACGCATCAAAGATGCAGAGGCTGGTTTGAATGATGAAGAAGTTGAACGTTTGCAACAGTTGCGGAAAGTTAAAGAGCCATCGGTAATTGATGGGAAAATGGTTACTGTTAAGAGAGAAGTTTTAAAAGATGTACAAGTCACTCGTAAAACATTTAGAAAACTAGATGACATCCTGGCTATTGAAGATGCGTTGACTCGCGTTAGCAATCAATTAATAAAGGCGATTAAGCAACAAAAAGAATTATTGTCGACAGATAAAAAATCTCTTTTAATGGAGGCTCAAATTGAGAAGATAAAGCTTGAGACAGACAAATTAAGTGGCGGATCATCTAACGATGAAGCTGACTCTTGGAAACAAGCAGTTATAAATGCAGCAAATAAGCGGGCGGTGGAAGAAAATGAATAAAGAGTTTATTCCGTTTGCCGATATTGGTGCAGCAATTGATTACTACTACGATAAACCAGTTGCTTTTTGTCAGGATATTTTGCATCTTGATCCAGATGAATGGCAGGATAAGGTCTTGGATGATTTGGCTAAATTCCCAAAAGTCTCAGTTAGATCAGGGCAGGGTGTTGGAAAAACGGCGTTGGAGGCTGGAGCTATTCTTTGGTTTCTAACATGCCGGCCATATGCAAAAGTGATAGCAACTGCTCCAACGATGAAACAGTTATATGACGTTTTGTGGGCTGAGGTTGCTAAATGGCTAAATAACAGCTTGATTAAAGACTTACTTAAATGGACCAAGACGAAAATTTATATGGTTGGCGATTCAGAAAGATGGTTTGCTACAGCTCGAACAGCAACTAAACCAGAAAATATGCAAGGATTTCACGAAGACCACATGTTAATAGTGGTTGATGAAGCATCAGGTGTTGCTGATCCCATTATGGAAGCAATATTAGGTACTCTTTCAGGATTTGACAATAAATTACTAATGTGTGGGAACCCCAACAATATTGAAGGGGTTTTTTATGATTCGCATAATACAGATAGAGACAAGTATAGAACGCACAAAGTTTCTAGTTATGATAGCAAACGTACTAACAAAGAAAATATTCAAATGATCATCGATAAGTATGGTGAGAATAGCGATGTAGCTCGTGTTCGTATTTATGGTGAATTTCCCAAAGGCGCACTTGATTCATTTATCAGCCTTGAAATTGTTGAGTTTGCCAAAGATATTAATATTTCTGATTCAGAATTAAAACATGTTAAAGAAGGACACATAGGTGTCGATGTGGCTCGTTTTGGTGATGATTCAACGATAGTATTTCCTAGAATCGGAGCTAAAGCATTGCCATTTGAAAAATATAGTAAGCAAGATACCATGCAGACCACTGGTCGAGTTTTAAAAGCGGCGAAAAGGATGATAGATAACTATCCTACGATAGAAAAAGTATTCATCAAAGTAGATGATACAGGTGTTGGTGGAGGTGTTACTGACAGACTTAAAGAAGTAATTAGCGATGAAAAACTTCCCTATGAAGTAATTCCGGTAAATAATGGAGAATCTTCTACAGACGATTATTATGCAAATAAAGGAACACAAATATGGGGAGATGTTAAAGAACTGTTAGAACAAAACATTTCCAATTCGATTAATGGTCAAGGGCCGACGATAGAACTTCCTGATGATGCAAATTTAATCAAAGAATTGAGCACACGTAAATTTAAAATGACTAGTAATGGAAAAATTCGTTTAGAAAGTAAAGAAGATATGAAAAAGCGCAATGTTGGCAGTCCAGATATTGCTGATGCGTTAACGTTAGCGTTTTACGAGCCATTTAGGCCAGAACCTATAAACGTTAAAAAAGCTATTAATACGTTCAAAAAATTAGGATTAAGTAGGTGATAGAGTGAATAATAAATTGTTGAACGGTTCTAGGTTTGATGAAGAAGCAAATCTAGTTTATAAAGTGCCAGTAAGCAAACTACCTACTCGAATAATGCAATATTCGAATGGAGAAAAAGAAGAAGTCATAGATTTTGAGCATCAGGATGTTTTTAATATGATTGTAAAATTTGTTCGACACCATAAAGAAAAACAAGTTCCTCGCCTTAAAGAATTGAAGCGTTATTCCTTAGCGCAAAATAATATTAAGTTCACTGAAGATAAAAGTGAAAATCGAGCAGATAACAAGATTGCAAATGATTGGGCTAGATTTATTGTCAATTTTAAAAAAGGCGTGTTGCTAGGTAATCCTTTGAAGTACAATGGCGATAAAACTATAGCTGACAAAATTAATGATTTTTCTAGCAAATCAAATGAAGATTATCATAATCAGTTAATGTTAGACGACTTACTCGTTTATGGAAGAGCATTTGAATATATCGGTAGAGATGAATACGGTAAAGAAATGTTAGCTAAATTCAGTCCAGAAGAGACGTTCGTTATTTATGATACAACGACAAACAAGAATTCTGTATGTGCTATTCACTGTTATGATCTTGAGTTTAACGATGAAACATTTAGTTATATCGATATTTATGCAAATGATGGCTATTTTTATCAACATGAATCAAAAAATCAAGACTATGAACAATCAAAATTGATTGATAAATATCAAACTTTCTTTGATTCTATTCAAGTGAATGAATGGATTAACAATGAGGAGCGTTTAGGAGACTTTGAAACAGTTTTAGATAATATAGATGCATATGATTTATCGCAATCTTCAATGGCTAATTTCCAACAAGATTCATCTGAAGCTTATTTAGTTATTAAAGGAAATCCAGAAACTGCTATAGGTGATGAAGAAGGTAATTCTGCAGTAGACGTTTTAAACGACATGATAAAAGCTAGATTGTTAATCTTAGGGGATAAGAAATATTATGGTGATGGCCAAACAGGTAGCGATCCTGATGCATACTATTTAAAAAAAGAGTATGATACACAAGGCACAGAGGCATATAATGACCGTTTGGTTTCTGACATGTTGCGCTTCACTTCTTTAATTGACTTTACTGACGAAAACATTGGTAGTAATCAGTCTGGTATTGGATTTAGATTTAAAGGTTGGGGAAGTGACAATGATAGAAAGAACAAAGAAAGAATGGTCAAAAAAGCAATCATGAGAAGACTAAGATTATTAACTTATTCTTGGTCATTGAAAGATAACTTAAATAAACCAATAGGGCTTGCTGAGAAAGTTAAGTCTTTTTTTGTATCTAGAGATAATGATAAAGAGCTGCTTTTTGAAAAGGTGAATGCTATAGAGATATTATTCACACCAAACGTTCCTCAATCAGATAAAGAAATTATGGAAGTTATTGCCGGAATGGTTGGAATTGTTTCAGACGAAACACTTTGCGAAATGGCAGCTAAACTGACTGGTGTTCCTGTTCAAACAGAACTAAAGAGATTGAAAAAGGAAAATCAGCCAGATACATTATCCGATGAAGATACAGCGAACCTTAAAGAAAAACAGGCAGAATTTTTGGCGAATCAGTCGGAAACAGAGGAGGACTGATTTAGATGTCCTATTTAAAAGATCGTGAAGATGCTTGGATCAAAGAGCAGATGAAGCTAGATCGTAATAGAGAAAAAGAAATTGTTCAACAGCTTCAAAATGCTATTGATGCGATTCAAACCGAAATTGAAGCTAACTGGGATAGATTCTCCAATGGTCAAAAGATTACGATTAGCGAAGCAAGAAAAATGGCTAATAAGATGGACGTAAAACGCTTCGAAAGAAAAGCGAAGGAATATGTAAAAAATAAAGACTTTAGTCCACAAGCCAATAAAGAATTGAAAATCTATAACTTAGTAATGCGAGTGTCTAGATTAGAACTATTAAAGTCTCAGATTGGTTTAGAATTAATCACGTTGTTTGATGAGCTAGATAAGTGGGGATATTCTCAGTTAACTGAAGCCGCAAAAGATGAATATTTAAGACAGGCGGGAATACTGGGCGAAACCGTTAAAGAAAATTATTCGTCTAAGGTTAGAAAAATTGTTAATGCCTCATTCAAATCAAGTGACTTCCCTTCGTTTAGTGATAACATTTGGCAAAATTTTGTTGAAATGAAAGCTGATTTAGAAAAAATAATCACTCAGGCAATCACTCAAGGTAAAAATCCAAGAGCCGTCGCAAAAGAGATGGCTAAATTTTTAAAGCCCAACCAACTAAATATAAGATACAAGCTAAACAGGTTGATGATGACTGAAATATCTGGTATTCAAACAGATATTCAAAAGCAAAGTTACTTGGATGCAGATATCGAAGAATATGATTACATTGCAGAACCGTTTGCCTGTGAAATATGTAAAAAAGTAGCTAAGGGTAGTCCTTATAAAGTACTAAAGATGAAAAAAGGCATTAATGCTCCATATATGCATCCTCATTGCAAATGTTCTACTGTCCCTAAAGTTAGTGAGGATTATGAGAAGTCACTGAAAGAAAGAGGTTTGTAAATGAATAATCTATATAAATGCAATCAATGTCATAAACACACTCCTTTAATTAGAAAATCTGAAAATATCACGAAGGATGTCGAACACCATTATGCTGAATGTGAAAATTGTGGATATAAAGCGACAATTATGTATATGAATACCGAAATCAAGTTATTAATGCATGAACAAAGAAAAACAAACTTTGGTACAAAAAAGAAAGGTAAATTGACAGAAAAGCTAAACAGACTAATTTCTCAATTAAGAAAAGAAGTCGAGGGATCAAGTTGAAAAGTTATTCTTTAGTTTATTGGTCAGGTGTTGACGATGAAACTGGTGCGTTTAAGCAAATAGATTGTCTCATTAATGATGAAACAGTTCAGAAATTGCTTGAAGGCAAACCTAAATTTATCTCAATTATTATTGATGATGGTGAACAAATGTTAATTCAAACGGATAATATCAATCAGATAAAACAAGTTTATGAAAAATACGGCAGAAAGGCGTGATTCTATGAATGACGATCCTTACGATTACTTAGATGCTGATTATGAAGAATATTTAAAGAGAGAAGAGTCTAACAAACGTTAGGCTTTTTATATTGCCTTCTTACTGCTTACAGGCACTAAAGAGAAAGCTGTTTCGATTGATAGGCGTAACTTATCAAATATATCGGGTAGCGGCGTAACCGTGGAGGATAATCATGAAAACAAAAAAACTATTATTGCCAATGCATTTACAATTCTTTGCTGATAATCCAGATACTGGCACTGGGAATACGGACCAACCGGCCGGAGGTCAAGAGCAAATACCGCCAGAAGATGATAGTAAAGATAAAGGCAATGGAAAAACGTTTTCTCGTGATGAAGTAGCAAAAATGATTGCTGCTGAAGTATCAAAAACAAAAGAAGCTTGGGAAAAAGAGCTTCAAGAGAAACAAGAAGAAGCTGATAAATTAGCCAAAATGAATGATCAGGAGAAAAATGATCATGAAAAGCAGAAGTTACTTGAAAAAATCAAAGAGCTGGAAAGTGCGCAAAACTTGGCTGAAATGTCTAAGACTGCTACTAAAATGTTTTCTGATAAAGGTATTCAAGCGACTGAGGGATTACTTTCGTTAGTAGTAAAGGAAACAGCAGAGGAGACATCTGAAAATGTTAAAGCTGTTGTAAAACTTATCGAAACTGAACGTGAAACGATTAAAGCAGATTTTGAGAAACGAATTGGTTCTAAACTCCCACTTGATGGAAATGCTGATGCTAGCTTATCTCGTGGTGCACAAATGGCTAAACAAGCAAATAATCAAAATAAAGCGCCTGAAAATAATCCTTGGGCGACAAATTAGGAGGAATTTTGAATGGTTTATGTAAAGAAAACTCAAACATATCAAGATATTAATTTTTTAAAGAGCGAAAAATTTATTTCATTTACAAAGCAAGTTGATGAAACAACTGAAGGGGTAGTAAAAGGAGTATTACCTGCAGGGTCAGTGTTCCCTAAAAATGATGCTACAGCAGAAGGTATTACAATTAACGATGTTGATGTGTCAAATGGACCACAACCGGTAGGAGTAATTGTTGAAGGTCATGTTCTTATTAAACGATTACCAGTTGAGCCATCATCGGAAGCTCAAAAAGCAATGCGTGAAGTTAAATTTTATGATGCAAACGGTAAAATGCTAGCAGTTCCAACTGCTTAATAAATAATTAGGAGGATTTCAAATGGCAAATATTGCAGAATTATTTTCACAGAAAAATGTATTAGATTATGTAAATAATCGTCAAGCACCAGTTTTATTAGGAGAAACATTGTTTCCAGCACGTAAGGTACAGGGGTTAGAGTTTGATGTTTTAAAAGCGGGATCTAAAATCCCAACAATTGCAAGCGTTCATGCGTTCGATACAGAAGCAGAAATTGCTTCACGTGTTGGATCAAAGACAGCTCAAGAGCTGGCGTTCATCAAACGTAAGATTCAATTAAAAGAAAAAGATTTAATTGCTTTGCGTAATCCTCGCACGGCTGAAGAACAGCGTTATTTAGAACAAGAAGTATATAATGATGTTTATTCAATGGTATCTTCCGTTAATGCTCGTGTAGAAAAAATGCGTATGGAAGTTCTAGCAAATGGTAAAGTAACGTTAGATGAAAATGGGTTAGATTTAGTAGTTGATTATGGTGTGCCAGAAGATCATAAAGGTACTGCTGATTTTTCTGCTCCTGATACAGACATCATTGGGTTATTAACAGAATGGGCAAGCAAGTTGGATGTAATGCCAACACGCATTTTGACATCTACTAAAGTGCGTAACGCAATCTTGAAAAACGACGGAATCAAGGCATTCTTTAAAACTTCTGGTTTATTACCAAATATTGGTTCGTTAAACCAAATGTTACAACAGTTTAATTTACCGACGATTGTGACATATGATGCAAAATATAATAAAGAAAACGCTGAAGGTGTACTAGTGAAAGAACGTTATTTCCCAGAAAACAAGCTAGTCATGTTTGGGGATGAAAACCCAGGAGAGTCTATTTTCGGTGTAACACCAGAAGAATCTCGTTTGTTATCAACTGGATCAAATAACTACACAGTAGGCAATATTTTCGCAATGGTATACGAATCTGATTTAGACCCAGTCGGAACATGGACTAAAGCATCAGGAACAGCTCTACCAAGTTTCCCAGAAGCTGACAATGTATTCCAAGCTACTGTCTTACCTGATTCAAAAAAATAGAAGCCCCGAAAGTTGAAAGTGTAACACCAACAACTGACGGGGCCTCAATCGTATTAAGTTAGGTGGTGTTTAAATGCCTAGCATTACAGAGGACATAACAAAACTGTTAAATAGTCCAGCTAATGAAAAGTTAGAAGTGATTGAGCGACGAACTCGAGAACGTCTCAATAGTTTGTTAAATGTATCGGAAACACCAAGTAAATTTGAATCGATTATATACGAGGTCGTTTTAAAAAGATTTAACCGGATTGGTCAAGAGGGTATGATTTCATATTCTCAAGAAGGTTTAACAATGGCCTTTCCTGATTCTGATTTCTCTGAATATGAAAAACAAATTAACGATTATTTGAATGAAGAAAAAGAAGTGCAATATAAAAAACTTCGTGGAAAGGCCCGATTCGTATGAGATATACAGATGAAATTACCTTTGTAAAAAAATCTTCAGAATCGCATTATGATCCAAACTCAGGGGAATGGATTGAAGAAGAACCGTTTAGAAAAACTACTGATGTCAATGTAACTGATATTGGTACAGATCGTTCTATTACTATTTTCGGAAGCATTAAAGAAGGGGCTAAGGTCATTAGGACACAGCCCCTTTTTGTTATTCCAGAATTTGATTACATTGAGTTTGAGGATAAAACTTGGGAAGTTATTACAAGTAGAGTTCCTGCATTAAGAAATAGCTTGATTATTCAGGAAGTGATTATTGATGGCAAGAAGTCAAGTAAGAATTAATGGATTAGCTGGAATTTCTAAAAAACTAAAGAGAAATGCTCAACTTGATGATGTGAAAAAAGTTGTTAGAAATAACACAGCAGAATTAACCGCTAATATGCAAGTTGAAGCCGGAAAAGTGTTAACTGGACACTGGGAAGGTAAAAAATTTGTTAAACCTACTGGGGCAACAAAAAGAAGTATCGTTATGAGGCTTTCGAACAATGGTTTTTCTGGGCATACAGGACCAGGAACGGAATACGCACCGTATTTAATAAACGGTACGAGATTTATGGTGAAACGTGATTTCTTTTTACCACCGCTGAAACAACAAAAAGTGAAATTTAGAACGGACTTGGAAAGGTTGATGAAATGATTAAAACAAGAGATCAATCAATCTTCGATGAAGTGTATAAGAAGTGTCAATCACTGGGTTATGAAACCTACGATTATAAACCTATGAATGATGTAGGTTATCCATTTGTCGAATTAGAAGATACTCAGACACTGCACCAAGCCAACAAAACTGATATTAAAGGTTCGGTTACATTGAATCTATCTGTATGGGGATTGGCAAAAAAACGTAAACAAATATCGGATATGGCTTCAGCAATTTTTGCTGAGGCTCTATCTATTTCTGAAACGGAAGGTTATTATTGGTCGCTCAATATTCAATCAAGCGGTATTCGGGTAGTAGATGACATTTCGACTAACACACCATTGAAGCGGGCAATGATATCTTTAGAATTCAAAATACTATAGAGAGAAGGAATAAAAATGGCTAATGAAGCAAAAGTAGCGGCTAAAGGTATTGATATTATTTTACTTTTCCGTTTGTTAAAAAAATCAAAAGAGGAAGCAGCATGGAAATTAGCTTTCCAGACAGAACATGAAAATACAAAAACAAAAGATAGTGACTCTGTGGCCACTAAAGATGGTCCGATTCGCATCCCAGGATCATTGGAAATTGATTTTTCGGCAACATCTATTTTATCAGTCGGTGATCCGTATGTTGACCAGCTAGAAGAAGCTTTAGACAATGACGATATTATTGAAATCTGGGAAATCAACAAAGCAGAAAAAGGTACAGGAGATAATGCTGACAAATACAAGGCAACCTATTACCAAGGATACGTAACATCATTTGGTAAATCGCCTAATGCTGAAGACACCGTAGAAGTTTCATTAGAATTTGGTATCAACGGTAAAGGTGCAAAAGGATTTGCAACATTAACTGCTGATCAAGAAGAAGTAGTTCAATACGTCTTCAAAGATACAACTATCGAGACAGCTGATCCGGGAAAGTAGATAGCCCTGTTGTGGGTAATGTAACTCCTACAGTCGATGGGGCATCTATTGAATTAAGCTAAGAAAGGAAAATTAATATAATGGATACTTTTAAAATTTATAAAGGCCAAACCGAAGTTGTTTCCGGCACATCACCTTTAACTATAACTGGAATGGGACCTAACACCTCTGTGCCAGTTGGTGAGTACCAAGTAACTCGTGTTGTTAATGGGAAAGAATCAGAGCGAGTAGATATTCCAGCTTTTAAAACATTGTCTATTGCTGTAACTGGCTTAGAGTTTTCTCCTAAAACATCAACAGCAGATGCGGGTACTGCAGGTAGCCGACAAATCACAGCAACTGTCTTGCCTGAAAATGCAACCAACAAGAAGGTAAACTATGATATTTCACCTGTAACAGAAGGTCTTGCTGTCTCTGAAACAGGAAATATTACTTGGACAGAAGCGGTACCGGCTGGTGTTTATACCACAACAGGAACAACAGAGGATGGTAAAAAAACAGCTCAACACACCTTAACATTGAATAATCAAGCTTAAAATATAAATTTAGAGGGCAGCTTAGCGGCTGTCCTTTTCTTATGGAGGAAAAGACATGCAAATCGAAATTAAAGGAAAAAAATATAACTGTATTTTTGGAGTCAAGTTTATTCGTGAATTGGATAAGCAGCATGGGGTAGTTCGCAATGATGTGAATCTTGGAATGGGGCTAACAACATTATTACCGCAGCTAGTAAGTGGAAATATCGTTGTTTTATCTGATGTACTCTATACAGCTACCATTACGGAAAAAAGTAGACCTTCTAAGGATGAAGTAGATGAATTCGTTGAAACTGTTGATGATATTGAAGCATTATTTGATGAAACGTTGAAAAACTTAGAAGAAAGCAATGCGGGAAAGTTAACGGTCAGAAATTTCAAGAAAGCTCTGATGGAGAACAAGTAAGAGAAGAATTAAGCTCAGCTGAAGCTTACGAAAATATTCTCATTAATTGTTTTCGTTACCTAGAAATTACTGATTTATCAGAAATCGAACGAATGACTTTGTATGAATATGAAGTTAGGCTATTGGCGTTTCAGTTAAAAAGACTTGACCATGAAAGAGACCTCTATCTTCAATCTTGGCTAAATAACCAAATTAAGGCGACTAAAGGTAAAAAATCTGAACCTTATTATAAGGAATTCAATAAGTTTTTCAATTATGAAGAACGAGAGAAGCTTATTTTGGGTAAATCATTAATTGATGAAAAAGTTGATATAGGAGCAATTGATTTATTAAGAAAAGCAAATAAGTAGGAAAGGAGGAAAATAATGGAATCATATTCAGTCGAAGCAATACTTACTGCCACTGATAGAACATTTAGTAGCACGATGAGTAGCGCTGAACGTTCTATGGCTGGTGTAAACAAGCAATCTGGTGAGCTAGGGGATGGATTGGATAAAAGCACCACTAAAGGGAATCAATTAGGCAAGTCAATTCTTAGTATTGGAGCAGGTGTGGGTGCCGTAAAATTAGTATCTACGGCCGTAAATATGGTTAAGGATTCTGTTGAAGGAGCTATTAACCGTTTTGATACGTTGAATAAATATCCTGTAGTTATGAAGGCTCTAGGTTACTCAACAGAAGATGTAGATAGATCAATGACTAAGTTAAGTGATGGGATTGATGGGCTTCCTACATCGTTAGATGAAATCGTATCAAATACGCAACAGTTAGCAATTTCAACTGGTAGCTTGAGTAAAGGAACTGACACAGCTATTGCATTAAATGATGCCTTTCTTGCTTCTGGAGCTTCAACTGCTGATGCGACTCGTGGTATGCAACAATATATTCAAATGCTCGGTAAGGGTGAAGTTGATATGCAGTCTTGGCGAACTTTACAAGAAACAATGCCAATAGCTATGGATAAAGTTGCTAAGTCTTTCAAAGAACAAGGTGTAAACTCAGTTAACCAATTATACGATGCCTTAAAAGAAGGAGATATTACATTTAATGAGTTCAATAATCGTTTGATTGAGTTGGACAAAGGCGTAGGTGGTTTTGCGGATTTAGCCAAGAAAAACTCAAAAGGTATCAAGACCTCATGGGCAAATATTAAAACAGCCACCGTTAAAGGTGTAACTACAGTTATTAAATCATTTGATGAATTATCCAAAGCAGTGACAGGAAAAAATATTGCCGAAAATTTGGACTCTTTAAAAAATGTAGTGAATATAACTTTTAAGGCAATTGATGCAGCGATTCAATCAACTATTCCATTGATGAAACTATTCGGAAAAGCAATTACGTCAATAGGTACAGCCTTAACACCATTACTACCAACAATTGCCAGTTTTGCTGCCACTTTTACAGCATTGAAAGTAATTCAGCAAGTGACAGGTTATATAAAACAATCTGAATTGGTAATCAAAGCTTATACAACCGCAATAAGTTTATACAATGGAATATCAAACTGGCTACGTTATCTACTACAGCACTCGGAAGAGCATGGATGTTAAACTTAGCAGCCGATAAAGCCAATTCTGCAGCAATAGCAATAAAAACTGGTCTTTTAGTGGCGCAAAATACAATCGTTGGTGTTTTGACGGGAACAATTAGTTTAGCTACAGTAGCTACAACTGTTTTTAGTACCGCTATGAAATTGTTATTGGGCCCTATTGGTTGGGTAACAGCCGCAATAGGAGGACTAGTAGCTGTAGGGGTAAACTTGTGGAAATGGTTAAATAAGGAAACTGAATCAACTAAGGCAGTTAAAAAAGAACAAGAAAGCCTTATGAAAACAACAGATGATTTGATTAAAAAGAATCAAGAACATGCACAATCACGAAAAGATGAAGCTATTGAATTGGATAATACTAAAGAAAAATATAATTCAATGATTTCTGAAATGGCAACGCTCGCTGCCAAAGAGAAATTAAGTAACGGTGAGAAAAAACGTATGACAGAAATTGTTGAAGAGTTAAACGGTAAAATGACAGGTTTAAACTTAGTTTACGATGAACAAAGTAATAAACTTTCTGAAATGCCAGGTAAAATTCAACAACAAATGGACGCATATAGCGCATTAGATAAAGCTTCAAAAGCACAAGAAGATATCAATAAGATGTTGCAGCAAAGAAATGATAATGAAGCAAAATTAATGGAAATCAATGCAGCTAGGGAAAAATGGAATCAGACGTTAAAAGAATCTGGCGGGAATACAAAAGAAGCCCGTGAAAATATAGCTGAATTAGGTGAACAAGAAAAAGTTTTAATGGGCGTTCAAGAAGATTTGAGAAATGATATTATAAATACTGCAAAAACACATGAATCCGCAATGCAAACAGCTAGTCAAGCTGTAGCAAATGGAGTTTTAGAGCAGACGGTTTCTTACAATGCGTTAAGTGGTAAAACAAAAGAGACTATGGATGCTATGCGTGCTGAATACACTTCTCTTGAAACAAAAGTGGGTAGCGCCTTTGATGTTATTGAGCAAAAGCAGGCTATTTCAGTTGATCAGATGGCTGCTAACCTACAAAAGAACCAAGAAGCTGTTAGCCAATGGAGCACTAATATTGCTACGTTAGCACAACGAGGGGTAGATGAAGGTCTTTTAGAGCAACTAAGGAAAATGGGGCCAGAAGGTGCTGCCCAAGCAGCAGAATTAGTTAATTCTTCAGATGAACAATTACAACGCTTAAATGATGTTTATCGTAATACAGGCGAAACTTCCATGAACGCAATGAAAGAAGGTTACCAGTTAGGTAAAAATGGTGTTAATGAGGAAATAGCAAGCCTCATCCCAACCCAAAAAGATACATTAATGACTCAGATTAAGAGCACCGATTTTAGTAGTGTAGGTAAAAGTGTTACTGAAGACTTTAAAGCAGGAATTGAGAATGGTAGAAACGCAGTAGCAGAAATGACCAAAGGAATTGTTCCACAAATGGGAACCGATATGAAAGGCGAAGTTGAAAAGGCTAATTTCCCTGGTATAGGTAAAGCTATCCCTCAAGGTCTAGAAAAAGGGATTGGAGCTAATAAACAATTACCTGTAAAAACATCTAATCAAATGATTGATGATGTTGTTTCTGGTGCCAGAAAAGGTTTAGATTCTCACTCTCCTTCTCGTGTATTTCACTCAATTGGTGAAGATGTTGATTCTGGATTATCAAACGGTATCGAACAAAACGCAATGAATCCAGTAAGAGCTGTTGAGTCTATTGTTGATAAAATAATTTCTGCAATGGATAAATTACCATCAGAAATGAATTCTATCGGAGCAAATGCAATTGATGGATTGACTAATGGCATTAATGCCAATGCTAATAGTGCTTTAGCTGCAGCAAGAGGTGTGGCAGATCAAATTGTAAGTACAATGAAAAGTGCTATGGATATTCATTCTCCCTCACGTGTAATGCGTGATGAAGTAGGTAAAATGATTCCAGCAGGAGTAGCGGTTGGTATTGATAAATATTCAAACTTTGTGGAAAAATCTATGCAACGACTAAGTAAAAAGGTAGCCATGCCAGCGCTGGATAATTTAAATTCAAATTTATCAATTAGTGGTGGAACACAAAGTTTAGCTTTTTCTGGAGATGTATCTTCAAAATTCACTGTGGAGGTACCTGTTATTTTAGATAGTACAGAGGTTGCAAGGGTTATTGCTAAACCAATGAGTAAAGAATTGCAGAATCAACAAGATAAAAAGAATGTTTCTTTAGGAAGGAGGCGCTAAATGTTATACAACTTTATTGATGTAAATGAACAACAAACAAAAGCCTCTTTGCCTTCGGAAGCCATGAATTTTAATGGTTCCTTTTTAGAAGATTTAGTTCCAGGTTATAGAACATTATCTGTTATTGGAAGAGAGTTAGCTCCTACTGAGATACAAAGCTACCAGTTGGGAATTCGTGATGGAATGCGACATGTTTATGCTCGTATTCCGGAAAGAGAATTAACAGTTAAATTCAAAGTTGAGGCTAACTCTAACGAAGCGTTTAGGGATTCTTTTAACAGACTAAACGTTGCTTTGTTTACAGAAAAAGATGTACAGATTTGGTTTAATGATGAACCAGAAATGCTTTGGTCGGGTAGTAAATCAGACATTGATGCAGTTCCTGAGGGATTGAATCGAGTCGTTGGTACATTTACAATTTTGTTGAATAATCCATATAAATATACTCGAAGCGATGCTACTAGTGTTATGTGGGGTTCAACAGAAATAACGTTTCAGGCTAACTATCTTATGGGTAATACTGGATCAGGGGCTGTTGATTTACCGATTGTTATAGAAGGTGGGGCTTATTGGGGTTCTACCATGATTACTTTTCAAAACCGTTCCTATCTAATGGGAGATAATGGTCAAGAAGTGAAGCCGATTGAAATATATCCAACTGTCGAAGGGTTAAAAGTAAAACCGATTATTACTATAAAAGGTACTGGTAGAGGCGTGTGGATAAAAACTAGAAGCGATACTATTGATATTGGTGATTTTGATAAATCAGAAATAGTGATTGATACAGAACAGTTTAATATTACCAAAAATGGGAAGCCAATGATTCGTCCTATGAACGATTTTTATATTTATCCAAATGAGCCACTATACATCCAAGCGAAAGATAGTACTTTTAATCTAACTATTCGATATCCAAATCGTTTCTTATAGGAGGTGTTGCTAAAATATGTTGATGGCAATGGATTTAAAAAGAGAATACACGGCAGTTTTAGATAACGCTTATAATGTTGGATATGAAAAAATTGAAAACCAAATAGGGAATCTAGAATTTTCAATGCCGTTGGATGATCCTAAAAATGAATTTTTGCAAGAAATGTTATGGGTTGAACTAACAGATAATGAAAATGAATATATAGGATTATACCGTGTTATGCCTTCAACGGTTCGTAAAGATGCTAGTAACAATTCAATCACGTATACGGCAAATGAAGCCCTGTGTACTTTGCTAGACACAGTTCTTTTTGGTTATCATGAACTAGTGAATCGAAAAACGGTTGATGTTATTAACTATCTTTTGAATAAACAAAGGACAAAACACTGGGTTTTAAAAAAATGTGAATTCACTCGGTATTTTAGTTATGCATGGGAAAATGAAAATGGTCTCGCTGATGCCTTGTTTAGTATTCCTCAAGCATTTGATGAAGACTACATGTGGCAATGGAATACCAAAGTTTATCCATTCGAATTATCTTTAGTGAAGCCACCAAAAGAACCTGTTGCTCGTATTCAAGAAGGATATAACATGCAAGGTTTTGAGATTGAAAGAGATCCTAACAATTTAGTTAATCGAGTTTATCCTTTAGGTGCTGGTGAAGGCGTCAATCAGATAAATATTAAATCGGTAAATAAAAATATTCCTTATATAGAAGATGCAAAGTCTATAAAAGAACATGGTTTAGTTGAATATGTTTGGGTAGACCAACGATTCACAGTTCCACAAGCTTTAAAAGACAATGCAATTAACATGTTAAAAAAATGGGCACAGCCTAAAATTTCTTGGGATGTTACTGCGGCTGATTTATTGAAATTAACAGATGAACCTTTAAGCATTGATAAGTTAAGACAAGGAACTGTAATTATGATTAACACAGATGATTTTGGAAGTATAAATTTGCGTATTAAAAAAGAGACAAAACAGGATGTGTTCGGCGCCCCACAAGATATTCAGCTAGAGCTTGGTAATTTATCTGACGATTTTACTACAACAATGTCTGATTTAAAACGTAAACAGGAAATAAATGAGACATACTCGCAAGGTGCAACGAATATTTTGAACTACAGTTATCAAGATAACTGCGAAAAGGCATACCCAGCAGAAATTGAATTCTTCTTAGATGATGATGTTTTTCATGTAAATACTGTGGAACTGACTTTTAAAACTAAGCGCTATCGTGGTTATACAAAAGCCGTAAAAGGCGGAGGAGCTACAGTAAAAAGTACGTCAGCTGGTGGAGCTTCAACACAAACGAGTTCAGCTGGTGGTGGAAGTGTCGTTTCAAGTTCAGCTGGAGGAGGCTATTCTAGCGGATCCACCACAGGTGGCGGAGGAGGCAGTATTCAATCTAGTTCTGTAAATGGTCAAAGTTCACAAACAAGTTCAGCAGGTGGAGATCATAATCACCTAGTTGCATCTAATAATGGTAGCACTGAATCAAGTGCATTTTATCGAGAAATGGAGGCGGGGTCAGGTATGAGATTTAGACTAATGTCGACTGCATCAACAGATTGGTACACAAAGACAAGCTCAGGTAATCATACTCATAATGTGACTACACCGGCACACTCCCACACAGTGAATACACCTAACCATAGTCACAATTTTAATATTTCTATACCAAACCATACTCACAGCATATCGGTTCCTAGCCATAGCCACCAAGTAAGAATACCGGCACATACACACCGAATTACTTTACCTGATCATAGCCATCCATTAGAATGGGGGATTTATGAGGCACCAAGTAGCGCAACTAGTGTTGATATAGTTGTAGATGGTACCACCATTCCAGTTCATGATACTAGCCAACAAAGACTAAACATTGTTAATTACCTTAGGAAAACTAGTGGCGGTAAAATCTCTAGAGGTAATCATACAATCAAGATAATACCTAACAAACTTGCACGAATCGAAGCGCAAGTTATTTGTCGTGTTTTTATACAATCACAATTAGGAGGACAATTTTAAATGAGATTAACAGTAAAACTAATTAGCAAACAAGAAGAATTTATAATTAATGATGAATCAGGTAAAACGTTAGATGATTATTTTGCAGAACTGATTGATAATAGTTCGCCATTCATCAAAATAGGAAATCGTATTTTACAAAAAGCTACAATTGAATACATTAATGCAGAGTAGGAGTGAGAAAATGGCTATCGAGCAAATTAAAGAAACCGATACGCTGAATCAAGGTCGAATTAAAATTAATGCGATTTTGGATCAATCAAATGCTTCATCTGAAAAGGTAGATGCGTATCAAGAAGAATTGAAAAACGGCGTTGATGATGCGAAGAAAATAGCTGATACCGCTGGTAAAGAGGCAATCAAAGTTGCTGAAGAAGCAGGGGCTCAAGCAAATGCAACGGCGAACCAAGCGATGGATAATGCTAATACGGCAATTACGATTGCAGGAAATGCAGTTTCAACGGCAAATAATAATAAACAAGAATTCGATGCTCTAAGAAATGATTTTGACAAGTTGGTCGGTGAAGCAGGTGATAGTAACCCTGAAATCGTACAAGCTAGAACAGATACTCAAGGAGTAACGCAACCGACATTAGCGACTCGATTACTGGTTGATTTTAACGATCGTATGACTAAATCGGAAGGTGTATCATTACTGTCAGGAACAACAAATGTAAAAATTCCTATGGATTTTTCCGGGAAAACGGCAGGTAATACAGCAACTAATGCGCATCAATATTTTACGGATGTAACTGCTAAATCGCTAAAAAAACCAAAAGATATATGGAATGAAGTTTCTCAAGCAGAATACAATAAATTAGTAAGCCGTGATGATTCTGGAGTAAGTAGTGGTTCAACACAAACTGGAGTTATCCCACAACAGTTAGGTTCATTCAATGCTTTAGAAGCTGCAAAAAAATTAATTCCTCAAATTTTCGAAGGATTAAATCAAGAAGAAGCGGTATCTTTATTAAAAGATAGCTTTGTAGCGTTCACTATTAGCGAACGTGCTAAAGCAACTTCGCCAAACAACAAAACAATTAAAGTTTCTACTTACATTGAGTCAACAGATTCATGGGCAACTCAAATCCAAGAAAGCGCTGGAGAGTATAAAGATATATCAGCGCAAATAACAGACAAAAATTTCATTACTAGCGAAGGGGTTATATATCTAATTAATTATACAGATCCATCGAATGGAGTAACAACAGCTAATTTAGATATAGACTATTCAGCTATTCAATTAGAAATTAGTGTTAATGTCCAAGACGTTTTAGAAAAAAGTGGGTTTGTTAAATCAAAACAATTAAATGATCATGTAGACGATAAAGAAAATCCACATCAAGTGACAGCTGAGCAAGTTGGATCATATAGCAAGACTGAGTCTACTGATCTATTTATTAACAAAACTGAAGCACAAAATGGATTGTTTGTTGCTAAAAAAACAGTTGTTAACTCGCAAGATTGGGATAAAATTCTAGATGCAGGTATTTACACCGTTTTTGGAGCTTCTGGAGCAAACAGACCTTATTCGGGTGCAGCTTATGGTGCTTTAGTTGTTTATGCTGATAATACATTTGT